TGTGATAATGTCCTACAAAAAGTAAGGGATCATTATGGCAAAGTAGTATCTGTATCATCAGGATATAGAAGTCCTGAACTATGTTTAAAAATAGGTTCAAGTGCGAAATCACAGCATGCCAAAGGCCAAGCCGCTGATTTTGAAATCTTTGGTGTGCCGAATGCTGAACTAGCAAAATATATCATTGACAACCTAGATTTTGACCAACTAATATTGGAATATCATAATCCAGAAGAACCTAACAGTGGTTGGATTCATTGTTCATATAAGAATGCTGAGGACAACAGAAAACAAGTATTAAGAGCATACAGAAATGATGATGGTAAGACGGTATATGAACCGTACGATCCCAGCTGAGCGTTTGAACGTCTTAATAATGACAAAAAAATAGAACAAGACAAGATTATAGATCAATATATGCAGAAAGGTATATAGGTGCTTGACTAATCTTGTATTTTGTGATATAATGATTATATAATATTAACAGGAAGGTATATTATGGCGTTTAATTATGTAAAATTGAGTGAAGAAAAACTACCTAAAAGTTTAGGTGTGAAAGGTAAAAACCAAGATGGTATAAGATATTATACTATTGACGGTGTTAATATGCCTTCCGTTACTTCTATTCTAGGTTCAATTCCCGAAAGAAAATTAAAGATAGAAGGATGGCGTAATGCAGTTGGTGAAAAAATGGCCAACTATATTTCTGTGTCGGCTACAAATCGTGGTAAAGCAACCCACACGTTGATTGAAAATCATTTAAAAAATGAAGATGACAAGTCAGCAGGTATAACTGCTGTTACACCTTTAGGTTTGTTTAGAATTATAAAACCTTATTTAGCTAGAATAGATAATATTCATTGTATAGAAGAATATCTGTATTCAAAAGAAATAGGTGTTGCAGGTCAAGTTGATTGTGTTGCTGAATATAAAGGCAAATTGTCTGTAGTTGACTTTAAAACATCCACAAAAAGACGTGACGAAGATTATAACTATGGTAACTTTTTACAATGTTCGGCTTATGCAAAAATGTTTGAAGAATTATTTCCCGACAAAAAAATTGAGCAAACAGTTATATTGGCTGCTTGTGAAGATGGCTTTGTACAAGAATGGATACATGGTGAAGATAAGATAAAACAACATCAGGAGTTATTTTATAAACACACTAAGGACTTTTTTGAAAGAAATAGTATAAATAATTAATAAAAGTCAATAGTCGAATTAATCAAAAAGGTGATTTAATATATCCTACTTGCGACCATAACAGCTAAAGGGAGATATGAAAAAGATAATAATAATTTTAAGTTTACTAATTTCTAGTATAGCATATGCAGACCACGAAAAAGATTTGGGTGAGTATTATTTTCAACAAGTACCAGCGCTATGTGCTAAACCAGAACTAGTAGATAACTATTTAAATCATTTTGGTTTTGAACCAGTAAACGTATCATTAGGTAGAGAAGGTATGCAAAAAGATGGTCAACCTGTATATATGGTAACTTATTATATAAACAAAGATAATACAGAAACTACAGCTACAATTGATATACCAAGTGGTTCTGAAAGATGTTTGATGTTTCATACATTTGATTTAACAAAACCATTAAAGAATTAAACGTTGAAGGTATGATAATACCTGGAGAAGACGAGGGTGCAATTCCCTCCCACTCCACCATTAAAACAATGAAATTTTAGGGGTGGAACTAGGATCGATTCGCAGTTAAAACATACTGGAGTTTAATGGCTGATAACCCACTATCAAATCATAAATGCTAACAATTTAGCTATGGCTGCATAAGCAGTTAAGGGTTGCCTGTGACCTAGTAACAGAACACAGGCTTGACAATTTTAGTATAAAGTGTTATAATAATCTTATGAATTTAATGAATAGTAAAAAGTTTGGGTTAATCATAGAAGGTATTGTTAAAGAAAAAAAGATACCATACCTTGACGCTGTTGTCAAGTATTGTGATGAAAATGAGATTGATACAGCAACAGTTGGTCCACTTATCAATAAACAACTTAAAGAAAAAATACAAAGAGAGGCAGAAAAACTGAACTTGGTTGAAAAATCAAGTACCGCAGTTTTACCTATATGAGTAATGATAGTTATGAAGCATATAAATTATATCTTGCTGTCAAACTTCATTTTACCTCTAAAAGTTATGACTTCTTTAAACACAATGCAAAGGTAAATTCTAGTTTCAATAGTTTTATAAAACGTAATGATAGATTTTTCTTTTATAAACTCACTACAAAATACAATAAAGAAGAACTGCTTGATTATTATGTCTGTAATTTCTTCAACAATTCAAAAACTTGGATTGGTAACCTTATACGAGCAGATGGTGAAACTAATTATACAAAGTGGAAGAAGTTTAATCAAAGTTTTACCTACAATTTTAGAAGCGATTGCTTATTACTTAATAATACTATTAGCAACGATAGCATTTCTTTTGATGATTTGTTTCGCATATCTAATGGGCAACATCCAAGATTGCTACGGCTACTTCTTTCAGGACAAATATCAATACAAACAATCATCATCTTGGATAAAATACTATCGTTTATTAAGAATTGGGATAAAGAAATTGCCGAAACTGTTATATGGCCTGAAAAGTCATTTAAGATTGCCAAGTTAAAACCATTTGTAAATTATAACTTGACAAAATGTAAATTTATTATGAAAGAAATATTTGTATGACTAATATAATACCTGAGTCAAATAGAATAGGCGATAAAGTAATAGATAGAGTGTATCAAAATTTACATGGCACTTTACAGTTAATACTAAAAGATGGTTCAATTTATGACGGTAAGATTGATAAGAAGTCAATTAAGTTATCTGATGGTTCTTTAGGTCATGTTTATAATGTAAAAAACAAATGGTTTGATAGAACAGGCATACCTATAGATAAACCAGATAATTTAATAACAAGGGATAAAGATGAGTAAAGTATTTTTAATTGGTAATGGTGAAAGTAGAAAAGATTTTGATTTAAGTCTTTTAAAACCTCATGGTAAATTATATGGATGCAATGCCATTTATAGAGATCATGCTGATCTATTAGATGTGTTAACAGCCGTTGATGGTGGTATGATACATGAAGTATACCATTCAGGCATTGCACAAAAGATACCATGTTATTTTAGAGCATGGACTAAAGTGCCTACAATGTTATATCAAAGTATTGTAGAAGGTATGGCATCAATACAAGACCTAAAAGATATAAAAGATTTTGATTTAATTAAATCAAATGAACAAGGTGAGTCACAAGAATTTGTTACACACGGCTCTACAATAGACGGTATTGTTACAATTCTTAAAAGAGCCAAAGAGCAAGGTGGTGATAGAGAACGTATAAAAAAGAAAGTACACAATGCTCATGTTTATGTTTCTTGGATTAAACAACCAGATAAATCTTATGACATAAGAGAATGTGAAACAGACGGTGTTGATGATGGCTGGGCATGTGGACCTACAACAGGTTACATTGCTTCAAAACTAGAAAAACCAGATGAGATTTACATGTTAGGCCATGATCTAGTATCCGATACAAATACAGTTAATAATATGTACAAAAGTACAGACAACTATGTTGCTTCAGAATTTGAACCTACACCATCAGGTAATTGGGAGTTACAATGGAAAAGATTAATGGAGTTAAACCCTAAAATTAAGTTTTACAAAGTAAATAAAGAATTAGATGATAAACCTACAAATAGAAAAATAGACGTGTTTACAGCACAAGAAGATATAAACTTAGAATATATTAGTCAGGCACAACTGCTTGACAAAATGAGTAAATGGTGATAAGATATACATATGTTAGATAAAATAATATACAGATTTTGTGATTTGATAGATGGTGCTTTTGAAAGACTAGCAAAACTATTTCAATCAAAACCAAAAAAAAAGATTAATGGTAGAAAAAAGTAGTATAAATAATATTATACTTACATTAATACAATTAATATATACAACAATACATACAAGGAGATATATACAATGTCAAGTGCATTAGAAGCCCTAAAGAAATCAAAGTCAAACTTTGATGCTCTAACAAAGAAGTTAGAAAACACAATCGAACAACCCGAAAAGAAAAACAAATACCAAGACGATAGGTTATGGAAACCTGAACTTGATAAATCAGGTAATGGTTATGCTGTAATTCGTTTTTTACCTGCCGTAGAAGGTGAAGATATGCCATGGCAAAGAGTATGGCATCATGCCTTTCAAGGACCTGGTGGTCAATGGTATATTGAAAACAGTTTAACAACGTTAAACAAAAAAGATCCTGTGTCTGAAGAAAATACAAGACTATGGAACACTGGTATTGAAGCCGATAAAGAAATTGCTAGAAAGAGAAAAAGAAAGTTACAATACTATTCTAATATCTTTGTAGTATCAGACCCAAAACATCCTGAAAACGAAGGCAAAGTATTTCTATTCAAGTTTGGTAAGAAAATATTTGATAAGATTACAGAAGCAATGAACCCAGCGTTTGAAGATGAAAAGGCTGTTAACCCATTTGATTTTTGGGAAGGTGCAAACTTTAAACTGAAAATCAGAAAGGTTGATGGTTATTGGAATTATGATAAATCAGAATTTGAGCCAGTTAGTAGAGTTAAACCTACTGACGAGGAGATTGACAAAATATGGAAATCTCAATATGCTCTAAAGCCCTTCATTGATCCAAGTAATTTTAAATCTTATGAGGAACTCAAAGAGAAACTGAATAAGACACTTACTGGACAAAGAAGTACTGAGTCTGTAGAAGATATTGACCTCCCACCTGCTAGCGATAGCGTACCAATGTCTTCTAACAATTCAGTAGAGGAAGTATCGTCCAACGATAGTAATGATGACCTATCGTATTTTAGTAAACTTGCTGAGGACGATTAATCTATCTCTCTCACTTTCTCAATTGGGTGGCCTTCGGGCCACCCATATTATGAAGGAATATTATGTTAGAAGAACTTACTTACAAATCAAATATCTTAAATAAAAGTTACGCAGTTGATCTTAACTTAATAAAAACTTTTAAGGATTACTTACAAGACTCATATGATTTATGTCCTATAGATACAGGACCATTTGCTCACGTGTATGATGAAAGACAGAAAATTGCTACTTTTGAAAGCAGACAATTAATAAAAATAAAAGGTAATGGTAATGAGATTGTATTGGAAGATGGAGAAGGTTATATAACTCAGAAACATAGGGCAGAGGGTGGTAATCCTAAAGAAGATGAATTATATAACGACATACGACTTAACGGATATAAATTAACATATTTACCACCTGTAGTTGTGAAAATGCCTGACGGTTATACACATCTAGGAACAGGTAATGGTAGAATAGGTTCCCTAAAAAGATTAGGTGTTAAAGATGTTATTTGTGATGTTTATGACCTATCACAATTAAGTGAGAATAAAGCGAAATATAGATTTAGAAAATTAGGACAGGTCACTAATAGAAATAAAGAAATACACACGCCTTTTTCTATGCAAGATTTAGCAAATACTTTATATTACGGATATAGATTAGGTGAAATAGAAGGTGACTTAACAAAAAATTATGATACACTACAAGAAAATTTAAGAAAAGAACTTGTTGAGTGTGTTGGCGACTCACCAATGAAACCATCTCACTTTGAAAAGATTATTACAATCACACTTGATAAAATAAAAGAAAACTCTACTGATACAATACAACCTAAAAACTGGAGTGTAGAGGCAAATAGAATTAATTGGTTAAAGGCTCAAGGTTACAAAGATACTAAGTTTGAAAAATATATAACTATGTCAGCAAGTTTGGGTGCTAAACTATTCATAGACTCTGCTAAAAAATATATTGAAGAGCGTAAAAAATTAAACAAAGATGGCCACAAATTAGTTATCAATATTATCATACATAGTGGTATGTTAGAGAATGATAAGATTGATAAACAAGAGAAAAGTAGAAATAAACTTTATAAAAATTTAGTTAAAAGAATTGAAGAGTCAAAAGAGGTTGCAAAACTATATTATGAGAGTGATAGTAAAATTGAATTATCAGATAAAAAAATAAAATTTCTTGGCGGTATGCCTTGCTTTAGACACAATAAAGAAGGTAACAATCTTATAACGGTAGAACAAATTAAGAAACTCAAAACAAATGATAAGAAAAAGACCAAAGCCGTTCTTCCGATTTAAAAAAATAGAACCTAGAAGACAAGCATATAAAGGTCAATTCAGACCTCTCAATCCTCAAAAATATATCGGTGATATTAATAAGATAGTTTTCAGATCGAGTTGGGAATTAGCCTTTATGAAATATTGCGATAAAGAAAAAACAATAGTGAAATGGGGTAGTGAAGAAATTAGAATACCTTATAACGCATTTGGCAATAACAAATTATATTATCCAGATTTTATAATAGTAAAACAATTGCCAAATAAGAGTTTTGAAAAATATCTAATAGAAATAAAACCACACACACAAACTAGAAAACCTGTATTAAAAGAAGGCTCCAGATCAACTAGTACATATAAAAAAGCACTTTACACATATGAAGTAAACAAATGTAAATGGAATGCTGCATTTGCTTGGTGCAAAAAACGAAATATTACATTTAAGATTATAACTGAAAAGCACGTAAAATTCTTCTAAAATTGTCATAAATAGTAGTATGGCAAACGTATTTGATACAATCAAACTAAAAGCAGGCGATACATATAAATCGGCTACATGGTATAGAACACAAGTAAATAAGATTGCGAGTGGTACTACAGCAAGTCAATTATTTAGACAAGGTAAACTTAACGGTAGACCTAGTGTGGGTAGATTGAACTTGTTTGGATATAATCCTAAGTTAAGAAAGACTTTACCATACTACGATATATTTCCATTAGTATTGCCATTAGAGCCAATATCAGGTGGATTTATGGGTATGAATTTCCACTATCTACCACCTTTATTAAGATTTAGACTATTAGAACGTATGCAGGCAACTGCTACAGATCAACGATTTGATAGTAAAACAAAATTTGATGTAACTTATGATGATGTAAAAAATATAAAGATTGTAAAACCAACAATTAAAAAGTATTTGTACTCACATGTACAAACAGGATTTTTAAGAATAAATGCAGATGAAGCTGCAGTTGCAATATACTTACCTGTACAAAGATTTAAAAAGGCAAGTGAAGCACAAGTTTATTCAGACAGTAGGAGATTTATTTAATGTCAATAATTAGTGTAGGCAAAAGAATAGGTGATATAGATATACGAGTTGGTATACCACCATCAAAAGGACAATTTGATAAAGGTGAAACTAACAAAAGATATGGATACATTAATTCATCAACAAATACTAATTCAGTATTTAATAAATTTAGATCAGGTTTAACACAATCTGGTGGTCTAGCAAGACCAACACAATTTATAGCAACAATTGATGGACCTGTAAGTGCAAATATACTTTCTAATAATCCAAATGTTAATATAACCGATGATGATATAAGAATGTCAAAGAGTAGATCATTAGCCGATGCTATTAAAAAAGGATTAAATTTAAGAATGGACTTGTTTTGTGCTGAAGCTTCAATACCAGATAAAACAATAACAGATGATGTAAACGAACAATATTATGGACCAAGTAGAGCGTTTGCTAAAAATGTACAGTTTAATGATCTTACACTTACATATTACACAGGTATAAACTTTGATGAAAGGATATATTTTGAAGCATGGCAAAATGCTATGATTGACCCTATAAGTCATAATGTAGGTTACTATGATGATTATGCGTCACCATGTATGATAACAATTACACCTGTTGTAAAATCATTTACATCAGCATTACAAAAAATAGATCCAAAATCATTTGGAACAGTTGAAGAATACAGACAAGCAGTAAGAAACAGTTTAGGTAACACTTCTGGTTTTTCAGCATATCAAGTACAATTTTATGAAGTGTGGCCAAAAACAATTGCGTCCGTACCATTAAGTTATTCTGACACCAATGCATTAGTTAAAACAACAGTAACCTTTTCATACAGAAACTATGCTACATCAGCATGGAGTTATTTACGATCAGGTGCTTCAGAATATTCTAATATAGATAGAACAGAATATAGATCAAACCTTACAGCAATTCAAACAGGACTATTAGATAATTTGCCTTTTGGTATAGGTAATGAAATAGGTAGAGTTGGAAGACAAGTGTTTGATACTATAAAAAATAGAATACCAATAGGTAGAGTAACAGGTGGAATATTATTTCCAAAAGGAATGCCTGACGCTACTGATTTTAGAAATTTAATATTAAATTAAGGAGTGAAAATGAGTATACCATTAATGAAAGTGCCTGAATATGAGCTGACGTTATCAAATAATGTAAAGATTAAATATAGACCATTTTTAGTAAAAGAAGAAAAAATACTATTATTGGCAAATGAAAATCAAAATGAAAATGAAATGATCAATACATTAATTAATATGGTTCAAAGCTGTGTTAAAGGCGATGTAGATGTAAAAAAGTTGCCTGTATATGATTTTGAGTGGTTGTGGTTAAACATAAGATCAAAATCAATTGGTGAAGTTATACAATTAAAGTTAAAATGTCCAGATGATGAAACGCAAGTTGTTGATTATGATTTTAACATTGATCAAGTAAAACCAGATTTGAACAAAAAGGTAAATACAAAAATAGAATTTGCTGACGACTATGGTATTATTATGAGAGTACCAACAATAAAAGAAGTAGCAAATAAAAGAACTATTATTGATTTGTCAATTAATTTGATGAGGGATTGTATTGCTCAGATATATCAAGGAGAAGAAGTTTTTGAAGCAAGTGAATTAGAAAAAACTGAAATAGATCAGTTTTTAGAAAATTTAACTATGTTTCAATTCAAAAAAATAAAAGATTATTTTGAGTCTTTGCCTATTATATCTCATACAATAGAGTATAAAAATCCCAAATCAGGTACTGAACATAAATTATTATTACAAGGTGCAACTGATTTTTTTCAGTTACCCTCTTACATGAGAGCCTAGAGAGTTTTTATCGTACTAATTTTGCTTTAATGCAGTACCATAAATATTCTTTAAGTGATTTAGAAGACATGCTGCCATGGGAGAGGGAAATATATGTTGAATTGTTAATGCAACATATAAAAGAAGAAAACGAGAAGATTAGAGAAAAACAAAGAGGGAGAAGTTAATGTTAGAAACAGGAAAAAGTATAATTAAAAATGTATGGGTATTTTTAAGAGATGAAGTGCCACAATTTTTATCAAATTGGAGAATGATACCAAGAGTGTTTATGATATTATATGGTGTTGCATTTTACGAAACAATGCAATGGTTTATGGCATTAGCTGAACCAAACAATGCACAGGCAGGTTTTGTATCTGTAGTAGTTGGTGCAGGCGCAGCTTGGTTTGGATTATATGTAAACGGTAAACCTAGCAAAATAGAAGTAGATAAAAAATAACGATGGAATTAAAATCTAAATTTTTTAAAAAAGGTAATCCAGAAGACTTTAACAAGATTCTTAAAAGACAAAAAGAACAAGAGTCTGATCCTAAGTTTGCTATATCTGATGCCTTGCAGGAATATGAACAACAATTAGAAAAAACTGCTGGGTATCAGAATCAAAAACAATTAAACAATGCTCAAATTAGGCAAGACATAATTAACTATGTTATAGATTATGGACCAGGTAATTTAGAACAATTAAAAGGCATGGAGTTTGATGACGCAAAGACTTTACAACAGACAATTGAAAAAGAAATAGGTGAATATGAAGGATTAAACAAAAAAGGTATTATTTCAGATGAAGAATTAATTTTTATAAAAGAAACGGTAGGTAAAACAAACGAACAGTTAAAGAAAGTGTTAGGATTAACCACAAAACTATCATTATCATTTAGAGATTTTAAAAAAGAATTAAAACCATTAAAATTAGCAAGACGAATTGGATTAACAAATATACCAATCATTGGTAAAAAAATTGAAAGAGCAATTGAATCTGAAGAACGAGCAGAAAGCAATGCATTATCTTTAAAAAGAAGATTAAGAACAAAACAAGCCAAACAAGAATTTAAAACTGGTGGTGAAAGTCGTGTACAAAGACCTGTAGAAGATAGAGAAGAATTAGTAAAAGAAGCAACATCAGCAGTACTAGGTCAACCTGAAAAAACACCAGGATTGTCAAAAGAGCAAATAATTGAAGAAGAAAGAGAGTCTGATCAACAGTTTGAAACATCATCTGGACTATTAGAAAAAATATTAATTGCACAAGAAGAAACAAACGAAATATTATTAGGTAAAGGCAATAAAATGACAGGTGGTAATGAATTTGGTATATTAGACTATCTAGGCATTAAATCACTTCTAAAAGGACCAACAGGTTTAATTGCTAAAATTACAGCAGCAACTGCTGGTTTATCAACATTAGGATTATCTGCTATAGCAGCAGGTGGTATATTAGGTGGAATTACACTTGGTAAAATTATAGAGTATTTTTTTGGTGGAAGAAAAGACAATCCTAATGAACTAAATCAAATAAAAGAAAGTAGTCAGTTTGGTACAATGGACGAAACTAATTTAGATGTAGGAGATGAATTTGAAAAAAGAAAACTTGCTATAATGAAAGATGAATTTGACAAATACAAGTCAGCACTAGGTGAGATGACCTTTGAGGAGTTTGTAGAAGGTAGAAAGGCAGCCAAAGTTGGTAAATACATTGAAGGTGGTAAAAATGATAAAGCAGGTAATGAAGAATCTATGAAAAACATAGGCAAAATAAAATTATACAATGAAAATCCTGATAAGTTTGAAATAATGTATCCAGATAAACCTTGGTATAGCAAATTTACATCAGGTTTATTTACAGGTTCTACTGAAGATTTAAAAAATATGTATTCAGGACAATCAGCTGCTATGGGTTTAACTGATGGGAGTTATTTACCAAAAATAGAAAAAGTAACTGAATTAAAAGCAAAAGAAATTGAAAAGATTACAGTAGAAGGTGGTCCACCAAGTGTAATTATGCAAAAAGGTGGCGACTCAATTACAACAAATAACACATATGAAACTAACACATCATCTATAGGATCAGAAATGACCGATAGACGATTTTTCCATGATATAGGGTAATAAATATTAATATGTTTAATTTTAAAAATCCATTCAAGGCATTATCAAATGTAATTAAGACAGGAAGTGCTGCTAAGAACATTGCAATGTCAAGCAACATATCTACTATTAATTCATTATCAAAAGGTGTTATTGATTACAATCCTACAAACATAAATTACAATTCAGGTAGTGGTACTGCCAAATCATCAACATCAGGTTCAAACTTTTTTGTTTATCCTGTTGATAAACAAGACCAAGAGCATTACATATTATTTGATATTATACAAAGACAAGATAAAACAACAAGTGGCGGTGGTCATCCAAGTGCAACGACATCATTTGCAACTAACGATAAAGCTGGTGTAAATAATCCAGGTGCAACTGTACAATCTAATAGATTAAACACAGTCATTTATGGTGCAAATAGATTTTTTGGTGAGGGTGGAAGTTTAGGGTTTATACCAACAGGTACAGGTGCTGAAAGAACAGTGGTTTCTACAATTGCAATTTACATGCCTCAAACACTAAAATTTAACTTTGCAGCAGATTATGGACCAGCCGAAATAGGAGCAATTACTGCTTTAGGTCCTGCATTAAAGGATTATTTTAGTTCAGGTTTTGATACTTCTAATTTAGGTGCAATTCTTCAACAAGGAGCAAAAACAATAACAGGATTTTCATCATTTATAACAGGCGGTCTAGGTACAGGTCTTAATGCTGCATTGCAAAGAAGAACTGGGATTGCTCCAGCAGCAATGACAGAAATGATATTTAATGGCATAAACTATAGAGATTTCAGTTTTACATTTAAACTTACACCAAGATCAAAAAGAGAATCAGATGTTATAA